CTTCTTAATTACCTAACCCATGTTAATGCTGAAAGATGTTTAGAAGTGTATAAAGAGGTTCTTACTATTACACAACCGACTGCGTCCCATGAGCTACTAATGTATAAAACTAAAAGGACCTTTCTTGGTCAACTTCATCTAAAATATGAAGCGGCCGGAAAGATCCGAGTTTTTGCAATGGTTGATTATTGGACTCAGTTGGCCCTATTACCCCTACACCAAGTCTTATTTAAAATGCTTGAATCTTTTGAAGAAATGGATGGTACCTTTAATCAAGAAGGTGCCGTTCACTCTCTAAAAGACGCAGGCTATGAAGAATTTTATTCTTATGACCTTAAGTCTGCCACAGACCTTATCCCTCAACAATTATATGTAATTGTGTTGAATGAGGTTTTTGGTAAACCTTTTGGTCAACTTTGGATGTCTTTATTGGTCGACCGAGAGTTCGGTCTTCCATATAAAGATCCTAAGAAAAAAGAATATTATAAACATAATGATTTACATTATGTAACTTATACGCGTGGTCAACCTATGGGAGCCCTTTCATCTTGGGCTTCCATGGCTCTAGTCCATCATCTAATTGTCCAATTCTCATATATGAGAATTTGCCCATTAGAAAATATTACAGATATTTTCCGGGGGTATAGGGTTTTAGGTGACGACATAGTAATTGCGAATAAAGAAGTAGCGGAGGAATATTTAAAAGTCTGCGAGGAGTTTGGGATAACTATTGGTTTAGCAAAATCTCTGATCTCACCGAAGACAGACCGTAAAGGTCGTTCTTCTTTAAGGTGTTTTCAGTTTGCTAACCAAATAGTTCTAGGTCTAGAAGATGTTTCACCTATTTCTCTAAAGGAAGAGCTTACAGCTCAGTCTTACCAGAGTAAGCTTGAATTAGTTTCAAGAATGCTCCGGAGAGGATGGTGTAACCCCACTTCTAGTCGTTTGACTTTTATTATTTCTCGATTGATGCCTCGCCTTTGGGCGAGGTCTCATCACTCCATGAAGGTTGGTAAATTACCAGCTTTCGTGAAGGCTCTGCTTCCACTCCTGCTAATGCCCTCATCGTTAGATGTTGGTTTAACAGGTTTTCACAAGTATTATGCATGGTACCAGGTATTAACTGGATCATACACCCTTGCAGATTTATTAAATCATAAATCTTGGAAAACAGACAAGAAAATATTACAAATTAAAGAATTTGTTCATTTCCTATCTGAAGAGGCGAGAAAGATCTATCAAGATCTAATCGCTCAACACAGCTGGGGTGAGCAAATAGTAAAAACTCTTGTTCCCAAGGCTTTCATACTTACTCCCCCTGATGGTTTCGAGAAATGGAGAGAGAAATCATCTCAATATTTCAATATCGTAAAGGATAATGAAATGCTTCCCCCTCCTGATTCGGAATTTGAAGGTTCAGGTCCGCTTCTTTCTTATGAAGAAGAAGTTGATCTTAGTAAGTACTCTAAGACGGAGTTGGCTGATTTATTATTAAAACCTAATTATAAATTAGGTTATAAACACACTCCAACTTCCATAGAGAGAAACCTTGTGAAGGTTATCCCTATTAATGTCAATTTCCATAATTACCTCGTTGTTAAAGAGGCAATTAAGGACTATATCACTTCTATTGATCAATTTGTTCGGCCTCATTTTGAACCAGTGACTTCTCATACTAAGTTATTTGAATCTGGTTTCGGTATCAACTTCAAATATAGAGGGTCTACTGTCGATCAGTACATTCATGTCCCTGTGGACTTGAATGTTCCTGAAGAAGACAGAAAACCCGAAGTTGTAGAGGAAACAGATGAAGATTTCTTACAGAGAATAATCTCTGGCGGAACTCAAATACTTTTTGCTGCGATGGAAGTTCCCGAATCGAAACCTAAACCGGAGGTCATCAAAGATGTCTGGGCTCTTGAATCTCCCTATGAAAAATCATGGAGAGAACTTAAGAAGCTCAAACTCACTGGTGACACGGAGGAATATCAACCATGGGATGGTTCATATCCTCTTCATCCGGCTAGGGCGCCGATCGAGTCCATCCATCACACTTATCAAAGAATTGAGATGCTCCTCACATTAAACTCTATTTATCACCGGTTAAAACCGGAAGACTTGTTAAAACGAAGCCTTTCTACACCGAAGACAGCTGGGTTCACTGGGTTCACTAGAAGATTAACAAAAATTATTAATATTGCTAGCCGCCAACTTCCAAGCCACTTCTTTGCGAAAAGAGAGGAAATAATCCCTCACCTTCCGGGTGTATAAGATAGGAAGAGTACCCTAGGGTAACCTCTAGGATTGGAGAAGTCCGTAATGGATAGGAAGACCTTTTAGTGGGATAGTAAGGGGAAACCCATTGCGTAAATCGCTGGGAG